AAACATGGATTTGATACAGGCGTCCTTAGGGCCGCCTTGCCGCGTGCCAATAGCATTACTATCCGCGGCAACTAACATATTGAAAACCCTTATTAAAACAATGCGGAAATTAGCACTTACCATACGCGCTATGTTCAACCCGCCTCTTGGACTTACTGCAACCAGAATTTTTCTAGATTATGTGATCGATTTATTCGCAACAGAAGTCCAACCTGACAAACGTAAATACTTTCGTGATTTACGAATTGAGACTCAAGTCAAAATCAACAGAGACGAAACTCATTCACACGGTTCCGCCGCGAGCTTAAGAACCCTCGCCAATTTATACATAGACACTTTTGCTGACATGGTCGGCGGTGGTGTTTATTCCGTTTCTATGAGCCGTAGTGAGCAGTCCAAGAACGTCTCTGGGAATAGATCATATTATGTGCCTAAAGACTTGTCCATGCGCTCACAGAGCGACGACATAGAGCCAAACCATGTCATTAAGTTTGTAGACGTTGATTACTACACTGACATCACTACTTACTTGTGTGGTAACCACCTTTGTCTATACACATTTTCGCCCACTCATGTCGCCGGCACGACCGGCACTGGGGATGGCACCTATTGGATAGACGAAAATGACTACGTACACACGCTTTTCAACGGTGGAGCTGAATACGCCCACCGCGTGTGGGACTACCCTGGCGACATCATCCTCGTCAAGCATGGGTGGTCATCCTGGCTCTACTTCATCGAACGGCGATATTTAGCCACCGATCGTGTTTTACTCCATTTCAACCCGGTGAGACGCATTTGGTGGCCAGCCACTTGGTTGTTATCAGCACCTAACTTCACATACAAACGCTATGCGGAAGGTAACGGTTATGTGAGCAATGTTCACCGCAGTCCAGACAGCGGTGTGCAAATATCCATAGCCAAGGCCAATTCATACGTATCTGTCACTCTGCGTTATGACCATTACCTTGCCTGTGAATTACGTGAAACCACCACTAAGCAACCTAATATGGCAAATGTTGAGAGAATACTCAACTCCTACGCCGTTGATGACGCCACACTCAAAGCTGCACTTCTCCATACGTACATAGCTAGTGGACCCAGACCACGCGTGTGCCGCTCGGCTGAAGGCGCTTACGCACATGATAGCACACCGCATTATCAGACTTTAACACCACTGATCTTAGAAGATGGCATTAATTGCATGCGACGTGTCGGCCCGTGTTTATCACACGGCGCTGCAATACCAGCTCGCAGTGTTAACAACGACCATGCCTGCATCGACGGTCGTCTCAAAGCGGTTGCCAATCCAATCAAGGTTTATTCACCATTTCTATTCCAATGCGTCGCCGAGTTTGCGAAACGTGTAATACCAAACCACGTTGTCCACACTCTAGTACCGTTCGATTTTGACCAGCAGTGGGAACAGTTTGCCCGTCCCACCCAACGCGCTAATGTTATGCGCAGTATGTGGGCACTGTTTTCCACGCACACTAGCATTCGTTCCTTTCAGAAGGCCGAGTCGTACGCCAAAATTACGTCACCAAGGAACATCAGCACTCTCCCAATTGAACACAACTTCCCTTTGGGACAATTCAGCCTCGCTTTATGTGAGCACCTAAAAACTTTCTCTTGGTATGCTTTTGGCAAACACCCCAGCGTGTTTATTGAAAGGTTGATGGAACTAGCCGCCAAATATGATACTTTACAAATCACCGATATATCAAAGTGTGATGGCTCTGTCGGCTATATCCATTACCTCATGACTCAGATGATCGTCATGCGAGCGTTCGCCGAGCAATACACCGATGAGATCGCACGATTATTGGCTTACGAATGCCGTGCTAAAGGCACTACCAGTAACGGGGTTAAATATTATCAGTTTGCTACTACCCTGTCTGGTTCCTCCGACACTTCATGGCGCAACACTCTTGTTAACGCTTTTAACGACTTTGTCCACCACCGCACAACTATGTCAGCCGATGATGCCTGGGCACGCCTTGGTATCTACGGCGGAGACGATGGCATTAGCACATCAATAGACGGAGAATCGTTGGCCGTGTCAAGCGCCATGTTAGGCATGAAAGTCCGTGGCGAAACGCGTAGACGTGGCGAGGATGTGCCCTTCCTGGGTCGGATCTATCTCGACCCGTGGACAACCAATGAGTCCATTTGCGATGTCAAGCGTCACATTGCTAAATTACACTTAACATCTTCCCCGAAAGAAGTTCCTGATGATGTTGTTATGGTGCGAAAAGCCGAAGGGTTCATGATAACTGACCCAGACACCCCAATTATTTCTCATTGGGCTCGTGCTATTATACGCACCCATAAAGTGTCCACCATTCTTTACAATAAATTCATCAAGCAAACATCCAATGACGTTAACTATTATGCACGTCATTATGCTACCCCATTTCCCATGCTCCTCGACCATTGCACTGCACGATCTATTCTGTGTAGGGATTTGGGACTAACCACTGGCGAATTGGATATGATCATTGAGCGATTAAATTCTGTGAGCACTCATGAAGAATTCCACTCATTGCCCATCATGGCAGGACAGCCCCCGCCTATTGACATATCGGCCGCTATTGGTAACGATTTATTGTTATGCCCCATTAAAGAACCGCAACACAAAGAGGTGTCGGCCTTGGCGAGTCGCCATAAGTTTCCATACACTAAACAACGACACCATGCCCTCAACCTCGTCAGAAACATAACTGCTGCCACTGATATCGTGCATTTACCGTCTCCAGGCAGCATGAAGAAAAGTGAATTACACCTTAAAACACGAAAGAAAACTACCCTCAAGAATAAGGGTGAAGGCGATAGCGACAAGCCGTGCAAGTACGTGACACGTGGTGAAAAATGTCCTCACCAATCTTGTCGCTT